CTCCGGTTCCTCCATTAGTCTCAAAAAAGAAAGAATAAATATAAAAAATATAGCTAAGATGAAACATAAAATTAAACCTCTTGATGAATATTTGAAAACTTCTGAATTAAACGAGGAGTTCTACAATCCATTTGAAGTAGATAATCCGGTTGAAACAAAACCTTCTCATATTGCAGATAAGGGCGGATTATTAAAACTTCGTAAAGAGGTGTTCAATATTAATCGAGTTGAATATTCGAAAAAAGCTAACGGATCTTATACTGTATTGGCAAAAACACAATTTGCTAAAGGCGAAATAGTTGAAATAGCTCCTGTTATTTTCGTGGGTCCTGAATCTAAAGCAGTTCCAAGATTAAAAGACTATATTTTTGAAATTGACAAAAACAAACAACAATATGGCGTTGTTCTCGGATATGGCTCTTTATATCGCCACAGTGAAACTCCTAATATAACTTTTGCATATAATAGTAAGAACAGACAAATGTATTTTATTTCTGCAAGACCTATTAATGCAGGTGAAGAATTAACAATTGACTATGGAAAAGACTACTGGGCAGAAAGATCAGGCTTCGGAACAATGGCACCTCAAGAATCGCCCGTTAAAGCAGGTGAAGTTGTCGCTAAAGGTGAAGACAAAAACGAAAGCATCGCTCAACCAAACGCAGAAGATATAACGAATCAATCTGTAACGAAACAGTTTGGCAAACCAAACAGCCCAGCAAATCCCGCTGTAAGTGGAGTTGCAATTAAAGGAATAGGACAACAGTAATGGATCCCGAAGATTTAGATATGGATGAATTAGAAAATTACGCCTCAAATTCATCAGCTAGTGATTTAGCTAATCAAATTTTAGACATCATTAATAAACAACGATAAATGGAATTAGAAAAAATTAAATCAATCACACTCTCCTTACTTAAGAGAGAATCCGATGTTAAAGATAACGAAGCCACTTATTCAAAGAAAGTGACTGCAAAATTTGTAGTTCCCGAAAATTTTCATTTGGTAGAAGAAAATGCCCCAGAATTGCTTGAGGGAATGTACAGCGACTTGTTAAAAAATGCACCAGATGATGTAGATTCAATCGGTATATGGATAGAAATGGATACCATTACTTTGGATAACGCGTTATCTCTGCAGACTCTTGATGACATCAAGAAGTATTCTCAAGCAGATCTTAATCCAGCATGGGAATTTTTCAAAATGACCTTACAATAAAAGTGGCGGCGGGTACCCTATGTAACCACTTCGAGATGGCTTGTAGTTTAAATAGAAAAAACCACGAATCCAATCACTCGTGTTGTGGAGTAAGAGTCCACTAAGCCATCTTTTTTCTTTAAAAAACTTTAATATATACAATCAAAAAACTAAACTAAAATTATGTATATAACAGTAAAACTTTACTGAAAGAAATGAACGAAATTGAGTCATCTAAAACTCAGTATCAGAGCGCTACGGAACAATTATCTGATACTGACGAACCTCCTCTCATATGTTCCGAAAAATCACAAACATTCAAAAACAAATTTTATCCAAAGGCATCCCAAAAAGATTGGGACAGCTGGCATTGGCAAGTATGCAACAGCATAACATCTTATGAAGAATTAGTAAGAATCTTTGGTTCTTCAGAATATGAATTGTCTGAAAACATAAATCTACCTCTTAGAATAACTCCATATTATGCAAGCACAATAACATCTCTCAATGAGGGAATAGGTAAGTGCGTTATTCCAACCAGTAACGAGCTTATCGTAACTGAGAATGAACTTAATGATTCATTGTCAGAAGAAGAACAAAGTCCTGTAGAATGCATAGTTCACAGGTATCCTGATAGAGTACTATTTTTAACTACGGACTTTTGTTCTTCAAATTGTCGATATTGTACAAGAAGTAGATTAGTAAATCGAGAAGCTATCTCAAGAAAAACATGGGATAAAGGAATTCAATACATTAAAGACCATCCTGAAATACGAGACGTTTTGATATCAGGTGGGGATCCGCTTACTATGGGAGATCAAAGTATCGAATATCTTCTTAAAGAAATTAAAGCAATTGAACATATTGAATTTATAAGAATGGGAACAAAAGTCCCAGTTGTAATGCCACAAAGAATTACTCCTAATTTAGTTAATATGCTTAAAAAATATCATCCGTTATTTATCAGCATTCACTTTAGTCATCCAGATGAGTTAACTCCAGAAGTTAAACACGCCTGTGAAAGACTTGCAGATGCAGGAATTCCATTAGGCTCACAAACAGTGTTGCTTAACGGCGTAAATGATGATGTTGAAACGATGAAAAAATTAATGCAAGGATTACTAAAAATAAGAGTTCGTCCTTATTACATATATCAATGCGATAGAGTTGTTGGCACAAGTCATTTTAGAACACCAATAAGCAAAGGAATAGAAATTATCGAAGGCCTTAGAGGATGGACTACGGGATATGCAGTTCCTCAATTTATTGTTGATACTCCTGGGGGTAAAATCCCGTTATTACCTGATTATTATCAGGGAAAAGAAGGAAACTGCGTAACACTAAGAAACTATCAAGGAAGAGAATTTGTATATTGCGAGGATTGACCAAGAATATATAAATAAAATAAACTCTTTTTATGAAAAAATTAGTGCAAGAAAGTCTTTTTGAGTATGATGAACAAATTCATTCCAGAATTCAAGATGAATCAGAAGAAAACGAAGGCGCTCATTATAAAGTTAAGTTAGAGGAAACAGTTCAAATGGCCGAAGACCTTTATTCAAAACTTCCTGAAGGCCAAATTCCTGCCTGGGTAGGCGATAAAATTGTTGTGGCAAAAGAATATCTTTATGCTGTTACCGGATGGCTTCACGGTGTAGAAGAAGAAATCGAAGGTGAAGAAGAAGGAGCAAATCGAGAAATGGATTCTGAAGAAGAACACGAAGAAGTTGAAGATGATCTAATGCTTGATGAACTTCCGGGTGAAGTAGAAGATATGGTAGACATGCCAGCAACTCCAGAAGATATTCCAGAATTATCATCAATGCCAGTTATGTCAATACCTAAAATTAGATAATATTATGAGAAAATTAGTACGAGAATCGATATACATAAAAGAAGAAGCCTTTAAAGGAGAAATAGAAACTGGCTTAACAATTGATGATGTTGACAAAAAAGAATTCTTAGTAGGATTAGCTATTGAAAAGAAAAAACATTCCGATAATCTTGCCGTACAAAAAGCTCTTGTGATTCAAAATTTGGCAAAGAATCCTAAGTATTATAGCGAAGGAATGAAAAAAGGTATGTTTGATGATGTTGAAGCTATCAACTTATACAAAAAATACTTTATTGATAAAGAAGAAATAAAAGAATCGGTAAATGAAACTATGGCAGCAGACAAAGACGCAAAGTACGATTTTGCATTCGCACATGAAAAAGTGGTAGAAACATATAGATATTGTGGATTTAACGTTAAAGTAGCATCATTAACTTCTGAAAGATTTGGAGAAGTTTATTACGCAATAGCAGATACGGGAGAACCTGTTATGCATGGTCCATATATGCACCAAGAAATATTTGCAGCTAAAAGAGAAATCGAAGATTATTTAGATAAATATTTGGGAGAATGCGAATTCGAAAAATAATTTTAAAAGTATGCCAGTAAAAACAGATAAGGATGTATCTCCGGTATGGAAGAAACACATGACAATTATTAGAGATGTGGTATTTGTTGTTCTATTTTTAGCATCCGCAATTGGATGGGTACGCTCTGAAACTATTAAGAAAACTAAGCTTGAATCACAGGTAGAAATTTTAACAAAGACATTAGAAGATAACACGAAACAACTTGAAAAAATAAACGATATTTTAACAGAACAACAAAATCTTAATGGTCAGATTATTCAATATATGAAAATGAAAGATTAAAAAATGAAAAAGAAAATCATCGTAACAGTTTTATTTATCTTGATGTACATGTTATTAATTTCATGTAATTCTTGCACATCGAGTTCAGCCCAGCCTTCAAATGATACGCTGCAATATGAAATGCAAGATACTATTCTTAAGTATAGAGCAGATTCTGTTAGTGGAATACAAAGAGATCTTGTAGCGATTAATTATAGAGATCTTACACCACAAAATGATACACAGAAAAAGGTAGTTATCAAGAAAGAAATTAAACAAATGGAAGCTGATACAACTTGGAGATTAAGAAGAGATTCAATGCATCAAAAGTTGGATAAAACTGAAAGAACAATTAAGCAACAACAAAAAGTTCTGGATTCAATGATTGTGGTTAAAAAGAAATAGTGCATCCCCAGAGATAGTATCTTTTGCCCGACGCTCCTTACGAGGAGCGTTTCTTTTTTGTTCACTTTTTTAAAACTTTCCAAACTTACATATTTATAATATAATAACCGCAGTACCTCCGTATGAATTATTTTTATGTATATAAAGTTAGTTTGCCAGAAACCGGTGAATATTATTTTGGATCTCGTAAATGTAAGTGTATTCCAGAAAAAGATACAAAATATATGGGATCTATGTGTACGTGGAAACCCAATGTTAATAAGCTAATTAAAGAAATTTTATATACAAATTTTAGTACACATCAGGACGCGCTATTAAAAGAAACTGAATTAATTAAAGAACATATAAAAGATCCTCTTAACCAAAATTATTCATTACCTAATGGTGATTTATACATACATTCACCAAAAGAATGGATATTAAAAAAACACGGAGAAAAAGAAGGCCATAAAATCTTAGCAAAGATGTACGAAAATAATTCTAGTATTTGGAAAAGGGGTAATAAACCGTGGAATACTGGAAAAAAATTATCAGCAGAGCATTTACAAAATATACAAAAAACTTGGCATTCAGAAAAAAGAATAAAAGTTATGCAATCAGAGGAATATAGAAATAAAATGAGTAAATTGCTATCGGGTGATAAAAATCCAATGTTTAAGAAAACTATATATGAAACTTGGTATATAAAATATGGTAAAGAAATAGCCGATAAAAAATTGGAAGAATGGCATAAGAATAAAAGCGGCCAAATTCCTTGGAACAAGGGCATTCCTGCATCCGAGGAATCAAAAGTAAAAAATCGAGCGGCAAACAGTAATAGGGCTTGGATATATAATGATAATTTGCAAAAGAACAAACGAATAAAAATTACAGAACTTGAAAACTTTTTACAAAATGGATGGAAACAAGGATATAAAAAATATTAAACATGGATCAATAATACCTTTAGCCGGAGGATTTTCAATAGGCGCTGCAAATGTGACCGGCAAACCACCTGAAGTAATTTTTTCGTATACTCCATTTGCAAGCAATGATACTCTGATGAGACGTTATTTTAAGAAAAAAGGCTATGATATTCCTTATTATGTTTTAGATGATAAAAATACAAATTTACAACAAATAAAAAAATTATATGAAGGACGAATCGATTTTTTTCACGGAATTCCCCCTTGTTCAGGGCTTTCCCAAGCAGCGCAACGAAAGGCTGGCTCACGGGGATCAGCTCCTCCAAATGACTGGATGTACGAATCTGCAAAATTCTTACTCGGTGATATACGGCCCCAAGTTTACGCTTTCGAAAATGCACCAACTCTTTATACAGGTGCCGGCGACAGCGTAAGAGAACGTTTGGTTGAGATAGGAAAAGAATTTGGATACGCAATAACGTTTTACAAAACAAACACTCTTAAACATGGTGTTCCTCAATTTCGACCGAGAACATTTGGTTTATTTTATAAAGGAGAGCATGCTCCTATTCTTGAAGGCTACGATCGAAAATCTCCTCATATTACTGAATACTTAAAACAAATTCCCGAGAACACATCTCTTCAAAATGAATATGTAACTCCAGAGTGGGATATTACAAAATTTGAGATATTTAGTTATCTAAATGAGTTATATGGTAAAGATTGGAGAAAAGTATTAAATGATTATAGACCTCACTTAACTACGTATGATTATTTGATGCGTGTTAATTTGTTGGATGATTTTCAAGAATGGCAAAAGAAACATCCTAACGCATCTAAAATTGTAACTGACAACATTGCTCACATAAAAAAGAAAAGAGAAATGGGAAAAGGAGCTCGTATAAATTATAGAGTTCTTGAAGTTGATAAGGATTACACATACGCCGTTATCGGAGAAATGATGGCGAAACAAGTTCATCCATTAGAAGATAGATTAATGAATATGAGAGAATACATGCACCTTATGGGTATGCCTCATGATTATGAACTTGAAACACCTAAAGAATACGTAAAAATATCTCA